AGTACGTCTCGTTCACCCGCCGATAGAAAGTCTGTTTGAGGTCCGTCATTCGGTTGGAAAACAACTTCACTTTCTCCAACAAGGTCCGACACTGCGTCTGGCAAAGCAGCCAAATCCCCAAGATCGATTGTGGCAGAGCTATCCCCGACAAGAGCTTTTTCAACTTTTGTTGTAGTTTGTTCAAGCTTTCGGGCATATCTGCGTTTATCCTCTGCTGCTTTGGTTGATTTCTCTGCACGCTTCTTGGCGGCGTTTACCCGCTTTGTAGCTGCACGACGGGCACGCTCCTTTGTAGACAGGTTGTACGTAGCCTTTGGTGCGTTGGGGTCTTTTTTTGGTCTACCGCGCCTCTTGGGGGCTTGTTCAGCCATCAATCACTACTTCATTCTTTGGGGGCAACAGCACCACACCGTGTACAGCCGTGACATTGTGGTTATGTGTCTCTTGTTTTGCAACTCCTACGCGGTTAAGCAACGATTCAGCGGCTCTTAGCCGTAATTCGTCACCTCGTTCGGGGGCGGGATTGTCAATTGTAGAGACTACACGGTTTGCTGCCTTTATTGCATTTACTGAAAGTATGCTTTTTGTGCGATCAATGATCTCATCTGCCAATGTTTGCTTCAGCCACTGGGCAGAACCACGGGAATACCCCGCATCTACGGCAGCTTGGGTTACATTGCCACCATTTTCAAACAAAAGTTCAATAAACTGTGTCTGTTGAGGGGTCAACACCCGCTCTTTGTACTGTTTTGGAAGCAGATTCATTGTTTTTTATGTAAAAAATAGGGTGTGGGCGTCTCAATCAGCCTTATTCACCGTGGTTACAGACGTAATTGCACAGATTTGTGGGAATATACCGTGTATGAAACGGCCCACGATACAATATTAGAGCTAGTGACACTGATTGTCAACAGAAAAAACAAAATACTTGACAAACAGAACATCCGTATGTAGACTGGGTCTAGTACCCGCCGGGATATATCCCCTCAGTTCTACACTGGGGGTCATGCTGACATAGCATGCCGGGGCTGTATGACGGGTCATGCCCACTTATCCATACAAAAAACAAAAAAATACAAAAAATATGCCGGGGTTGCATACAAGTACTGGTACACCCCCAGTGGCCCTAGCAACCCGCTATGGGCATTTCGCCTCGCCGAGACAGCCTGACAGCCATTCCTGATAACCGGGAACCACCGGACCATCCCGCCATTACATATTACGCGCCCCCGCGCCCTCGCGCTGTATGGACAGACAATATTTCCGGTATGGATAACCTGCCGGGCTGTCGTTTGATGTCACCCGGCGCAGTCTTACCCGAACAACAGACCGCCGGATTTATCCCGCCAGTTCAACAGCCAAGTCATTATTGTGGGTCATGCCCACAAAAAAACCCCCAGCACTAGGCCGGGGGCAAGTTGATTGGAGGAAGCCGGGATATTAGCCCCTCACCGGCAGGGTAACTCGTTAGTCGGTCTTCACCGTAAATTCCGCCTTCTTGATCGAACGGGGAGATTCGCTACCTATCCAGCTAGTGAAGCCCATGGAATCCATGAACGCCTCAAGCCCCCTAATTTGGTTGTTGATGGCGTCGAGATGATACCGCAAGACCTTCAGCTCGTGTTCAGTGATGGCGAAAACGTCGGCGGCTTCGGTGGAAGTCAGTTCGGTTTTGATCGTGCTTTGCATTGTTTCGTCTCCTTTTGCAAAAGTTGAGGCGGCCCGATCTGGACCGCCCCGGATTATAGCCACAGATCAGCCGGTCTGGTCAAGCCGGTAAATTTTCTGATACCGTCCCGCCGCGCGGCGTCCCGTGCTTTTTGCCTTGATAGGATAACCGGCTTTGCGAAGGTCGGACAGATACCGGACCACAGTCAAACGGGTAAACCCGAGGTTACCGGCCATCGTGGGCGCGGCCTGATAACCCTTCGCCAGTTCGGCCAGAAGCCGGTGATGGCCCGGGCCAATGTCGATGTTGTGGGCCACAGTCTTCACCGACCCCATTATCTCGTTCAGAGGCTCACCGTGCAGCCCGGTCACGGGATAAAGCGGCTCCGGCTTTGCGACTGGCTTGCGCCCAGTCTCGGCCCGAAACTTAGCAAGCAACCGCTTGCGCTCGTCCTGACGGACAACCTGTTCAAACCGGTCCGCAAGCTTGCGGACATCGTTCAGAAGTGTTTTCGGGATATTCATCATTTTGGTTCCTTTCGTTAGAGAATGCTGACGATGATGATCACCAGCAAGAGAATCCAGCAAAGCCGGAAGATGGATGCGATAATTTCATGCAAAGGCCAGTCCTTCCATGTCCCGCCACCGGTCGGATTCGATGACCGTCCGGACAGCGTCGGAGCGAGACCGCGCGACATAATGAGGCCGGGCGTCCTTTCGGCCCGTCTTCCATGTCTTCCCGTCGTCGTCTGTCCATTCGGTGTCGAGATGCGTTGACCAATGGGTTAGAGCGTTATAACCGGCCCACATGGTGCGGCCCAGTTCCCGCTCCTCTTCCTCGAAGCGATGCAACAAGTAATTCATCAGCCGCCGGTTAAGACCGTCACCCTGACCGGCTTCCGCTGCCGCGTCGTTTTTCTTGCAGATGGTATCGGCCAGCAGCGCGGCGAATTGCTGGCTGTTCATGGCACGGCCCCGCCATAGTTGCATTTGGTCCCGGTTGTTTTGCCAGAATTCAAGCCCCATTGCCGCCTTGCTAATCAAAGCCCCGACGGACAGGTTTTTGGTATGCTTGCGCTTCTGGTGATATGCCTTCTCGCCACCAAATACCAAAGTATTACGGCACAGGTCGCGATAAGCCCCGCTGAATATTTGGAAGCTCCACGACATGTCCACCGAATTAAAAATGTCCATGCGGTAAACCACCCGGTCCTGTACGTGTTCGATGTTCTCGGACAGGTCGTTAAAGTGGATGGTTCGATGCGCTCGAAGGCCACCGTCATAGAGTCGGTCAGTGACCGTCACGTTACCGGTCGGCAAGTCACCCTCGGAAAGCTTCTCGGCTTGCGCGGCAAAAAGCTGATCATGCGGCACAAGCTTATAGGTCTTCCCGATAGGCCGGGTTGAAAGCACCTGATCGGTCGCGGCGTTATACAGAGCATGGAAGTCATCCATGTTATGCGGCTCTTCCACCGTGCCGTGCAGGTCGCTGTAATATGGCCGCATGGCAACGATCGGAATCCGCCGGATTCGGCAGTTGTCGGTATACAGTGACAGATCGTCGATGTGGTTGTGGCGATATTCCCAGCCGTCACCCACCGGGCGAATGGCATCGTTAGTCGGTACTAAATCAAGCATAGCTTGTTCTCCTTTGTTAGCTGGCAGGATCGCCAGCAAACGAATCATGGCACAAGTTTTGCACCAGTTGAAGTCCCGAGCGCAAAAAAGTTTTGCAGCCCCGGCAAAAGTTGGTTGCCGCCCCGCGACTCGCGGCAACCGCTGACCGGCCCGACAGTCCCGCCCCCGAACAATGGCGCAGGAAACTCCCAACCGATCCCCAAACTAAAGGCATGGCGCTGACAATATTTAGAGCCAAGCGCTGACATTATTTGATGCCGTGCCGGTCGCGCCAGACGCGCCAAGTAATCGCCTGTAGCTGGTAGGGCATGAGGCCGACGCGCCGGGCGGCTTCCTCATATGCGGCTTGCAAAGCGCGGTATTCACGAACGCCGATGTTTGTCCGATCGTCAGTGAGGCCGACGCGCTCACCATAGGCAATGTTCCGAGCGTGGCCGTCAATTGTCACGTTGAACTCGCCCATGATGTCCATGAAAAAGGACGTGATCTTTTGACCTTTTAGCATGGCTTTTGCCCCGTCGTAATCAGGACGCGCCGCCAAGATGTCCCATGCCTTTTGTTTCATCTTGTTGTACGTCGAGACCTTCACCGACAAGAGGCCGTCGCCCCGGATAAATGCACCAATCAAGGCATCAGCATTGACAATATTCCGAGACCATTTGTTATTTGGAGAAAGCGCGGCAATAACAGCAACCACAATATAAACCGCAATGTCATATTTTACCGCGATATTGTGCGCCGCCTTTTG